GCGCGCGACCATCATCCTCAACGCTGCCGACAAGTGGGTCGCGGATCTGGCGGGCGAAATGCTCGAAGGCGGGCAATCGACCGGGCTCGCCCAGGCTGTTGATGCCGAGCGCGCATGGACGGTGCAAGAGGACGCGTGGTACAACGACGAGAACCGCCAGGTGTGCATCACCGAGTTGTGGTATCGCCGCTGGGCCGAGGTGACGATCCTGCGTGCCCACAACGGCCGCGCCGTCGAGTACGACCCCGCCAACCCGGCCCATGAGGCAGTGCTGGCCGCCAAGCGTGGCGTGCTGGAGCGCCAGATCATCCCGAAGATGCGCCGCGCCTACTGGATGGGACCGCATCTGCTGCACGACGGCCCGACGCCGCACCCGCACCCGCATTTCCCCTATGTCCCGGTGTGGGGCAGCCGCGAGGATCTGACCGGCATCCCATACGGGCTCGTGCGCGACATGCTGTTCCCGCAGGACAATCTGAATGCCAGCATCAGCAAGCTGCGCTGGGGCATGTCGGCCACCCGCACCGAGCGCACCAAGGGCGCCGTGGCCATGCCCGACGAGGTGTTCCGCCGCATGGCTGCCCGCGTCGATGCCGACATTATTCTGGACCCCGATCACATGGCCCGGCCGGGCGCCCGCTTCGAGGTCAAACGCGACTTCCAGCTCAACGCCCAGCAGTTCCAGCTCATGGAGGACAGCCGGCGCGCGATGGAGCGAGTGTCCGGCATCACGGCAGCATTCCAGGGCCAGAAGGGCTCCGCCACGTCGGGTATTCAGGAGCAGACCCAGCTCGAACAGTCCCAGGTAGCCGTGGCCGACCTGATGGATAACTTCAAGGAAGCGCGGCGCATGGTCGGCGAGTTGCTGATGGCGCTCATCATCCGCGACATGGGCCGCGACGAGCAGACGGTAGTGATCGAGGGTGACACGCTCAACCCGCCGCGCACCGTGGTCCTCAACCGGCCGGAGATCGACCCGCAGACGGGCCTGCAGTACCTATCGAACGACGTGCAGCGCACGCGCCTGTTGGTGGCGCTGGAGGACGTGCCCACGTCGAGCAGCTTCCGCGCCCAGCAGCTCAACGCGCTCTCCGAGTCGATCAAGTCGCTGCCGTCCGAGATGCAGCTGGTCGTGATGCCGTTCATGATCGACCTCATGGACCTGCCGAAAAAATCCCAGGTCGTCGAGGCGCTGCGACAGGCACAGCAGACGCCCAATCTGGAGAAGCTGCGCGAGCAGATCAAGCAGGAACTGCAGTACGAACTGAAGGAACGCGAACTGGCCTTGCGCGAGCGCGAGATTGCCGCCCGCGAGCGCCTGATGTCCGCGCAGACCGTGCAGACCGGCGTACAGGCGAGCTACAGCGCGATGCAGGCCGGCGCGCAGATCGCGCAGATGCCGCAGATCGCACCGATTGCTGATGTGGTGATGCAGGGCGCCGGCTACCAGCGCCCGAACCCGATGGGAGACGACCCAGATTTCCCACAGCCGGCCATGCCCGCAGCAGCACAGCAGGCCAAGTCCGCCGCGCCCGAGGTGCGGCAGAACACCAGCCCCGCTTTCCCCCCCGTGCCGGACGATGGCGCCTCACCCATGCAGGGCATCGAGACGCCGGACATTGGCGACAATTTGCCGGCCTGACCCGCCAGACAAGCCAAACAGCCCGCCACTGCGCGGGAGCGTACCCCCTGTAGGGCTGGAGACCTGCGCATTCGCCCAGCCAAACTGCCAGCGCAATGTTGTCAGCAGCTTGGAGAAGCGCACGCATGGAAGGCATGACCACCGCCGAACTTCTGGAAGCGGCCCTGGAGGGGACGCTCGAAGGAGATGACGCACCCGCCGAGCAGCCGCACGTCACCGAAACCGACGACGCGCCCGCTGCCGCCTCTACCGAACGCCAAGACCCGCCGCAGGCCGGCGCTACCGAGACGGAAGTCGAGGGCGCACCGATCCTGAGCAAGTCCGGCGCTTACACCATCCCCTACGAGAAGCTGGCCGAGGCCCGCAACGAGCGCAACGCACTGCGCGAGCGTGTGGCGCAACTCGAACAGCAGATTGCAGGGCTTTCGACGCAGCAACAGCAGAACCTCGCAGCCGCCCAGGCCGATGCTCAGAACCGCGCAAGCGCCGGTCAGGGGCAGACCGAAGCCGATGCGAACCTCGCTGCCGCCACGCAGGCTATGGCCGATGGCGTGGACGTGTCGATCTTCGGTGACTTCACGGAAGAGGATCTGGCCAAGGGCATCGCAGAACTGAACCGCCGCGCAACTGAGCGGATTCGTGCCGAACTGCAAGAAACCATCCGGCAGGAACTGGCCCCGCTGTACGAGAAGGAGGCCAAGAGCGCCAGCAAGGCGCACTACGACGCGATCCTCGAAAAGCACCCCGATGCCTTCGAGATTGCCGAGTCGGCCGAGTTCGCAGCCTGGCGCGATGGCCTGCCCGCGTTCGCCAAGCCCGGCGTCGAGCACGCCATGGCCAAAGGCACCGCCCAGCAGGTCATCGAGGTGTTCGACGCCTTCCGCGCCGCTTCCAAGACGCCGCAACCCACCAAGCAACGCTCCGCGCCGGAGGCCAAGTTGAGCGTTCCCAACTCCCTGTCGGACGTGCCCGGAGCGGCCCCGATGGACAGCACGCAGCAGGTGCTCGCCGCTGCCGGCAATGCCGAGGCTCTGCTGGACCGCATAGGCTCCATGACGCCGGAACAGCTCGACGCCCTGATGGACCATATCTGAAACGCATAGGAGTCATTGACCATGACCACCAAGACCAACGTCCCGGCTACCGCCGCGGACAAGCAGCGCGTACTCGCCGCGGGCCTCTTCGCCCAGGCGATGCAGCGCAACTCCACGCTCGGCCGCCTGTCCGGCCCGATGCCAAAGGGCGAAGCGCGCGCCGGCGAGGTCGTGCGCAAGCAAACCTCCACCGACATGCCCATCGTCAAGGCCATGGACCTGTCGCGCGGCAAGGGCGACGAGGTCGAGTTCCAGTTCCTGCAGCCGGTTGGCGCCTACCCGATCATGGGCAGCCGCACCGCCGAGGGCAAGGGCACCGGCCTGTCCTACGACACGAGCCGCGTGCGGGTCAATCAGGCCCGCTTCCCGGTCGATCTCGGTGACGCCATGACCGGCATCCGCTCGCCGGTCGACTTCCGTCGCCTGGGCCGCCCGGTGGCGCAGTCGCTGATGGACAGCTACATGGACCAGTCCCTGCTGGTGCATATGGCTGGCGCCCGCGGCTTCCACGACAACATCGAGTGGCGTGTGCCGGTCGCGTCGCACCCGGAGTTCGCCGACATTGCGATCAACGTGGTGCGCGCGCCGACCAAGAACCGCCACTACATCGCCGACGGCACCAACGGCATCCAGTTGTTCAAAGCCAACGCCGGCGAGGTCGATCTGGCCACCACCGACGTGCTGGACATGGACACCGTCGATGCCATCCGCACGGTGATGGAGTCGATCGCGCTGCCGCCGCCGGCGGTGAAGATCCCCGGTGACGTGGTTGCCGAGGATTCGCCGCTGCGCGTGCTGCTGGTGTCGCCGGCGCAGTACCACGCCTTCTCGCAAGACCCGAACTTCCGCCAGTTCCAGGCCAACGCCCTGGCGCGCGCGAGCAAGGCCAAGCAGCACCCGCTGTTCCTCGGCGAGTGCGGTCTGTGGAACGGCATTCTGCTCATGAAGATGCCCAAGCCGATCCGCTTCTATGCGGGCGACGAGATCCGCTACTGCGCGAGCTACACCAGCGAGGCGGAATCGGCCTGCGTCGTGCCGGCTTCCTTCGGCACCACCCACGCGGTGGACCGCGCCATCCTGCTGGGTGGCCAGGCCATCGCGCAGGCGTTTGCCGCGAGCGGCCACGGTGGCATGCCCTTCTTCTGGAAGGAGAAGTCGTTTGACCACGACGACAAGCTGGAGCTGCTGATCGGCGCCATCCAGGGCATCAGCAAGGTCCGTTGGCTGGTCGATCAGGGCAACGGCAAGAAGCACTTCACCGATCACGGCGTCGTCGCCATCGACACCGCCGTGAGAATCATCGGCGCTCGCCAGTAAGTCCCAACAGGCGGCCACTCCATGAGGGTGGCCGCCAACAAGGAGATTTGAACCATGGGAACCATCACCAAACTCGGCATGCAGAACCCGGCCAACCGGCTGGGCGCGGCGCCCTACGGCAACCTGACCGCCTTCCGCTTCGTCCTCAAGACCAACGCCGCCGGCGCCGTGGTCGATGGCGATTCGACCGCGGCCGTGGCCGCTGGCGACACCGTCAATGTCGGCATCCTGCCGGCCGGCTTCCGCTTGATTGACAGCGAGGTCGTCATCAAGACCGCGATGAGCGCGTCCGTCACCGCCAAGCTGGGCTTCGCCTACGCGGATGGTGTCGATAGCACCGAGGCGCCGCAGGACGATGACTTTTTCGGCGCTGGCCTGGCCATGTCTTCGGCCGCCCGTCTGCGCAACGCGACCAGCAACACCTCGGTTGTGCTGCCCAAAGACGCCTGGCTGACGCTCACCACCGGCGGGGCCCGCAACGCCAAGGCGTCGGAGCTGGAGATCATCGTCTTCGCCATCAACGAAGGCGTGGTCTAAGCGCGCACCTGAACGGCCGGCTGGGTTCGCCCGGTCGGCCGTTGTCACATGAGGACACCACCGATGGACATGATTGAGCTCAAGTATTCGGGCAAGAAGCCCTACCGCGACCGCACGGCGCTGCGCACCCACTGGGAGCCTGGCGACGTGAAGCGCGTTCCTGCGCGCGAGGCGAAGATTTTGTTGCGCTTTGTCGAGTTCAGCCGCGCTACCGACGAGGACGCCGTCACCGAGCAGCCGGGCGAGGCCGAGGCCGCCGTCGCCGCCCAGGCCAAGCGTGAGCAAGACCAGCACAACGAGGTCGAGGGCATGCTGATGCTGGTCGAGACGATGGACAAGGACGCGCTCGAAGCCTACGCGATGAAGTACGAGACGAACCTGGACAAGCGCAAGGGCGTCAAGATGCTGCGCGAGCAGGTCGTCGGCCTCATCGAGCAGTTCGGGGTGCGCTGACATGCAGCTCGCCGATCTCGTCGCCCGCTACCGGGTGGCCGCCAATGACCTCGTAGAACCGCCGTTCTGCACCGACGAGGAAGTCCGCGACTACCTGAACGAAGGGCAGGCCGAGGCCGCCATCCGCGGGCGCATGCTGCGCACGACCGCCGAGGCCGAGCCCGCCGTGTGTGCGATCGACGTGACGGCTGGCACAAGCCTCTATGCGCTGCATCCTGCCCTGTACGAGCTGAGTCATCAGGCGTGGCGCGCGACCGGCGAGGCCGTGCGCACGCCGCTCGCCCTGGTGACGCGCGAGTGGCTGGACCGCAACGTGATGTACTGGCGCGACATGCCCCCCGATGCGCCGCGGTATCTCGTGAAGGACGGCCATTCGCTGCAGCTCGTGCCCGCGCCGTCCAAGGCTGGCCAGCTTCTGCTGGAGGGCTACCGCACCCCGCTGGAGCCGATGGCGCTCAACACCGACGAGCCCGCCATCCCGTCACTGCACCACGTCCATCTCGTCCAGTGGGCGCTGTTCCGCGCCTTCTCGAAGCCGGACGCCGAATTCTTCGACCCGAACCGTGCCGCGCAGGCCGAGGCCGAGTTCACGCGCTACTTCGGTGCGCGCCCGGACGTGGATCTGCGCTGCGACACCCGCATGGATGAGCCGCAGCACATCGTCGCATGGTTCTAGCCTCCCCCTGTAGGGCTGGCTGGCGGGTGGGGCAGCGGCAATACTGCGGGCGAACCTTGCTCCCTGCGTGATTGCTGACATGCCCAAGATGACCGTCGATCTTCGACGCCACGAAACCCTGACAATCGGCGAGGCCAGGGTCCGCCTCGAACACAAGTCCGGCCAGGTCGCGCGGCTGGTGATCGAGGCGCCGGCCGACACCCGGATCGTCCCGCCCCGCACCCGCCCCGCAGAGCCGGCATCGCGCTCTACCCACCAACATGGAGCCTACGATGTCTGAAGCTGACATTAACGTCGTCATCACCCGCCTGGGCGTGCTCTCCGACGACGTTGGGGAGCTGAAAGAGACGCTGCGCCAGATCGCCACCGCCGTAACCCGGCTCGCCCTGGTCGAAGAACGGCAGTCGCAGACCAATGAAGCCCTCAGCCGGGCCTTCAAGCAGTTCGACAAGATCGACGCCAAGATTACCGCGGTGGAGGGCCGCATCTCAGCGATCGAGCGCGACATGCCCATGCAGAAGCACACGAGCGGATGGGTGATGACCGCGGTGTGGGCCGCCGCCGGCCTGGCTGCGATGCTCGTCCTGAGCCGCATTGGGATCTCGCTGTGATGAACAAGCGCACGCCGGCCGCCGCCCTGACGCTCACCGCTGCCGCCCTGGTGGGCCTGTTGGCGCACGAGGGCTATTCCGACCGGGCGATCATCCCGGTGCATGGCGACCGGCCGACCGTGGGCTTCGGCTCCACGTTCCGCGAGGACGGCTCGCCGGTGCAGATGGGCGACACGATCACCCCGCCGAAGGCCGTTGCGCGCACCTACGCCCATATCGCCCGCGACGAACAGGGCATCAAGGCGTGCGTGACCGCGCCGCTGCTGCAGGCCGAGTACGACCTGATGGTGGACTTCGCCTACCAGTACGGCGTGCCGACCCTGTGCAAATCCTCGATCGTGCGCCATGCCAATGCCGGGCGCTACGCTGAGGCGTGTGGTGCGTACCTCGACTACCGCTACATGACCTCCAGCAAGAAGATCGCCGGCTGGGAGGCATACAAGTTCGACGCAAGCGGCAAGCCGACGCGCTGGCGCTTCGATTGCTCGACCCCTGGCAACCGCGTATGCGCCGGCGTCTGGACCCGCAGCCACGACCGCTACAAGCGCTGCATGGAGGCCCAGCCGTGAATGCCGCCGCGGTCATCGTCCTGTGCGTGATGCTCGCCATCTCGCACCTGTCGGCCTACTTCATGGGCCGCGGGGCGCTCGATTCGCAGCGCCTGGACGATGCGCTTGCCTACGCCGGCGAGATCACCCGCCAGCAGGACAGGGCCGATGCGCTGGCCGCGGATCTCGAAGCCGAGCGGCAGAAGCGCATCCCGAGCAATCGCACCATCACCCGCGAGGTCATCCGCTATGTCGAAATCCCCGCTCATCGCCGCTGCACTCTCGATGGCGCTTGGCGCTTGCTCCACGACAGTGCGGCTACCGGCCAACCCGCCGACACCGCCCGCGTGGCTGATGGTGCCGCCGAGCCCGTTGACGACGCTACCGCCCTCGAAACCGTCGCAACCAACTACGAGCAGTGCCGCGAGTACATCGCCCAGCTCGAAGGCTGGCAACGCTGGTGGGGCGAAGTGATCGCCCAGGATCTGCAACATGGAGGACACGCCGATGCTCGCTCCAGTCACTAACCTTGCGCGCTGGAAGGCTGCGCATTCGCGCCCGGTCGTAATCGAATACTGCCGCTGGAATGAGGCGGTGGAAAGCATCGCTCGGGCAAACATGGATATGTGGCTCACGACCACGTTTATCTGGCCGCGCATACTGTTGCGCACCTTCACCGGAATCTGATCCAACCCGCAACCCGGCGCGCAGGAGTGCGCCATGACCGACACAAGGAACCCTGATCATGGCAAACACCCTCTACGACTTCGCGCGCCAGCGCTTCCTGGAAGCACAGATCAACTGGATGACCGATACCATCAAGTGCATTCTGGTGGATACCGGCGCCTACACCCCGCAGACCGCGGTTCACCAGTACCTGGCTGACATCCCGATATCCGCCCGTATCGCTGGCCCGGTCACCCTGACCAGCAAGACCACCACCGGCGGCGCGGCCGATGCGGCTGACGTGACCTTTACCAGCGTCACCGGTCCCAGCATCGAGGCCATCGTGATCTACGCCGACACCGGCACCGAGGCCACCAGCCCGCTGATCGCCTACATCGACACGGCTACCGGCCTGCCGATTACCCCGAACGGCGGCGACATCATCGTTACCTGGGACAACGGTGCTAATAAAATCTTCAAGGTGTGATAGATAGATGTCTCATGCTACACTAGCGGCTCACCACCGCTGGGAGATATGAGATGGCTATTTGCGCGAATTGCGGAGTCCAGTTCACTAAGAAGTACGGTAAGCAAAAGGCGTGCTCCGTCGAGTGCGGTAATAGGCTCAAAGAAGCCCGCAAAGAGATGACATGCGAAACGTGCGGGCAGACGTTTATCCGCCCGCATGGCAAGACCAAAAGGCGTTTTTGCTCACGTAGTTGCGCCATGAAGAACCGAGTTCGTGTCGGTCAGAACGCACATCCTGATGGGAGTACCTACGTGCACAGCGCTGGCTACATCATGGAGAAATCTGGCGGTAAGTGGGTAATGCAGCACCGCTTGGTGATGGAGCAACAGCTCGGTCGAGTACTTGCTCCACATGAGCGCGTCCACCACAAGAACGGCGATCGCAGTGACAACCGCCCAGAGAATCTGGAACTGTGGGTTGTGGGGAAGGACCCAGCCGGACAACGCGCCGTGGATTTAGCGCGTGAACGACTGAAGGCGCTGACTCCAGAGGAACGTAGACGTCTTTTTGAGGAGTTCCAATGATGGCAATCGAGGCCTTTACTTCTCTGCAGCAGGGCGCGGTCCTCGACGCCATCTTCGTCTTTTAAGTCCTAAACTAGCAAGAGGTTGCCGCTATGCCACATAAACCCGGTGTTGGTGCTATTTTCGGTTTGGTGAGTGAAGAGGGCGTCGCCAAGGTTGGCTCGCCCGTGTACTTGCTGGACATGCAGCGCGACTTGGGTGTTGGTCAAGCAAAAATCCTTGCTAAACAGTTTACCGCTGATGACGGCGGTTTTGTTTTCAACGGGCTCGACCCGACGTACACAGACTACGCGGTGATTGCTACGGACGAAGATGGCGTAGCCCCAAAGAACGCGCTCATTCAAGACAGAATACGACCGTCTTCTGCACATCAAGGTGCAACGTTAGCCACTAACTGGTGGATCGCAGCACATCGACACGGTGCAGCTGGGGTGATCTCCGGCTGGCCGCTGATGGGCACTAACGAATACCCTAACATCCCCGGTTCGAACAACGGCGTACAGGACTACAAGCAGACTATTAACGGCGGCGCAGCTTCTTGCCAGCCTTTGCTTGCGATTAACCCGGGCGCGCCGAATCTCCCCGCATGGCAGATAGAACCAGACAGCGCTCTAGGCGTGTTGTGTTCAGTTCACGATATTAGCCAAGGCGTTGCTGCTAACGAAGCCT